ATAGTTACTTCTTTAAATTCAGCAGGTTCTGACTGTTCAGCTTGTATACGCAAAAAATCAACTTGCCTGTTGTGGGAAGCCTGAAAAAGATCGATCAATACACCCAGCGGCGCGCGTGTGTCCCCGGCATATTCGTGCGTGGTCCAATACGCTGCCCCTTCAAATGCAGTCAGTAAAAAAACATAGTCTTTATAAAACTTATGTTTTCTTATAACGTAATTACCCCAGCCCTGAACAGGTTTATTTTTTTTCATATCGTTACGGTTTGCGGTCTGCGTATCTGACCGGGTAAAATTACACTTATTCGTGATACGCGTTTTTTAGGTATCGGTTTACCGTCACTGTCACGCTTCAGACGGTTTGCATGTACGCACCGGCAGTTTATTGTACTTTCAGGGCGCGTCTTATTTCCACCTACACCCGGATCCCCCGGAAATAGTAACAAGTCCCCGTTACGCGGATCACGAAAATAATCATCTGCGTCTACCGTTTGCCTGTTCAGCTGATCATGTGACGCATGATCTTTTGGATCTAATCCCCTTACACGGTGATCACGCGCAGCTATCCAGGTTTTGTTTATCTCATACTCAAACGTTTCCCCTTGCGCGTGATTACCCGCACCCGTTGCGCGCGTTATTTCAGTTCGTACAATCCGCGCCGCCTGCATTTCAGTAAAGGGTAACGCTTTTAATTCACTCACCGTTTTATCCAGCCCCCAGCCCTGGCCTTGCGCTTCCTGCAGTATGCGTAAGAGGCGCGCCCGCTGGGTGGCGCTTACTTCAAAAGTGATCAGGTCAAGTAAATTGCGGCGCAGATATTCTATGATCGTTTGCAGCCAGGTACCGGCATAGCGGAAATCTTTTTGCTCCGGCTGCGGTTGCCAAAACTTTTTTCCTGCAAGCTCATTTCTTAGTAACCTTTCACTGTTGCGGGCATGAAATAAACCTACTTCCTGATATAGCTGCCTGATCACACGCGCAAGCGCCGGGTTACCTACGTCACGATTAAGATGCGCAAACCCCGCAGCGTAGCCCCCGGCTTTCAGCGCTTCAATTAACCTGTTAACTTTTAATTGCAGCGCCGCTTTTACTTTAGGGTAATACTTTACTTCAAACTTTCTGTTTGCGCGTGTGACTTGTCTTATGTAACGGCGTAGGTTCAATATTCTTTTTTCTCTTTGCTTTGCTGGATCAATCTTTTACGGTATGCATCACGCAAGCCGTCCATGTGCTTTTTAGCAGCGCTGCAATTTTCTTTTTTACTTATCGGATATCTTTCATATATCATTTTCTCTCGTGTCTTCATCTTCATCATCAGGCGTATTTAATGCGTTATCAACTTCATTTGCATCACGTTCACTTACCGGCCCCCATTCACCCATTGACTGCTGCCAGGGTTCATTATACCTGGGGTCATCAATAGCAGATAGGTTTGCAAGTTCGCGGCCTTCATTTGGTATGATGATAGCCTGCCTGTAATACCATTCAACCGTCTTACTCACATCCGCTTGCAATTCACTGTAGACGGTCATATCAAAATCAAGTACCCAGTTTTTAGGTAGACCCCACTCAGTTACTGCTTTACGCTGCCAGGTGTTACGCTGCTTAAATAGCCTGGGTATACAGCACCGGGAAGTAAGGTGCTCATTTGCTTCCTTAAAATTATTATAGGCCCGCTGATCATCATTAAGCAGCTGCGAAGGCACGCCCCACACTGAGCACAGGCGGCGCAGGTCCCATTTTTCTGATTCAATTACCTGCATTTCTTCGCTGTTAAGCCCTATGGGAAGCCAACCCATGCTATAGCCGCCCAGGCCTATGCGCCCCCGGTTTTTTGCTCCCGTCCATTCAGTGCGCAGCGTATCTGCAAGCGCATCTATTTCAGGTTTTATCAGGTCACCGTCCACATTACCCACCTGGTTCTGCATGTATAGTATACCTTTCACGCCTTCGTTGTCGAAAGCGGACGCGGTAGCAGTAAGGCTTGAATTATTGCGCTGTAAAAGTCTAAGCGCTGCGCGAAGTGGTGCTACACCGTAGTGCTGTACACCGTTCACGTCCCACCCAGGATTAAAAGTACGCTGGTGCAAAATTTCACTGGGCAGATATTCTTTATTGCCCCAGCCATCTACTGTATACTTTATGATCTTTGCCGGGAAGGTGTCAGTAGTCCAAATATTTGTACGGTGTGCAGGCAGTAACCAAAAATCGTTAGGTATTCCAGCGTTAGCGCCCCCAGGTAGCACACGTCCCAGGATATAGTTATTACCTAAAATACAGTCATACCCGATACCGTTTGTTATCAGGGTTTGAAAATCGTCAAACTCATTGGGATATTGTATGAGTTCACCCCACTTGCCTGCATCTTTTACCGGAGTAAGTGCTTTGCGCTGGTATTTTTTAAGGTCCACAAAATCTTGCGTGCTCAGATCCTTTTTACTCATTAAAGCGCAGTAGCGCTTATAGGCTTGTTCATCTTCGATTTTATAAATGCCCCAGGGCGCAACCCGGCATTTATCCATGATCAAATTAATTATCGCATATACTATGTCATTGATATCATAACCCTTGTCAAGATAAGTGCGGTTATTATTCAGGTAGGTTACAAGTCTGCCACTGATCAAACGAAATTGCGCATCGGGTGAAAGGTTCAAAGCTGGCTGGTTCACGGGAACCGTGAATTTATTTTGCAGTTTCCTTGATAGCAGGCTCATTTATATATTTTTCAGTAGATAAAGTGAGGGTTTCAAAAGCTTTGTGGATTGCGGTGCAGATAGCACAGGCAAGGTCTATGGCCCATTCAATAAGTAGCAGCGGAACATAGAAAAGGTAAAGGGCTTTTCTCATATTTTGGATCAAACCGCTACCGCGGTCATTTTAAATTTAGGTTTTAACTCAAACCAGTACCGCATTAAAATAGTATCCCAAAAATCCGGTGAACGCCTTAGTATCTCTTTCATTTTGTCTTTTGATACCAGGCCTTTTTTTAAATCATTGTCTACCGCTTTTTGTTTTACTTGTTCAAGTTCCTGAATAATTAATGGCTTCATCCACGGCTCACACTCCAAATATAAACCATTTGCATTAATTATGTCACACATGCCATAACCACACTGGCTTTTCAAGTTATCAAAATTCTGTTTGTACTCCGGTTTTTCCGGTGAAGGTAGCGGCTGACCATTATTTGCAAAGCCTTTGTATTTCAGAAAATCTACAATGCCGCCACCCATGCCGTCTTCATCTACCAGCACGTCAGATACTCCGCATTTCAAACGGTAGCGGCTGTCTTCGATCATGGCACCGGTTTTATCCAGCGTTTGCCGGTCCGTTGCACGCACTTTTCCCCTGAAGCCTTCCCATTCGATTATTACTATACGATCACCGCCCAACCGTGCCACGTCAACCGTTATGCACTTTCTACCCGGGGGCACGTGTGAGTTAGTAAATATGTCCAGGATTTTGTCATAGCTTATAAGCTTTGCCGGATCTGCGTCATACTCAAAATTTCCATAGATCAAACGCTGTATGGTTGTTTCATCTGCGGTATCAAGTATGCCCCGCACATATTCTGCCGCATCAGGTGCCGGGTTATCTGCTGGCAGGGCCTGGATAAATTTATAAGTGCTGGTTAACTGGTTTGTTTTCCACAGCTGGTAATACCTACGGTATACGTGCCCCTTATCGGGGTTAAATGTTTCCAGGAACTTACGCCCGATTTTATATTTGCCGTTGTGCATACGGCCTGTGCGGGTAAAAAGGATCTGTATAGCGCCTTCATCAGTTTCCGCTGATTCATCTACCGCGCACCCGGTTAATTCAAGTCCACCAAAGCGGGTGTATAGCGGGTCACTGGGATAATAAGCCGTATCAAGTAAAAATATGATAGACTTATTTGAAAAAGTAATGATATTCTGCTGCGCATTGTATACAAAATCCCGTCCCGGTTTTACGTTACTTTCTTCAAATACTTTAAACAGGGTAAGCAGTACGGTTTTGCGAAGTACGGACAATTCTTTACGGCCCAGGCCCCAGGCAGTACCGGGATAAGCAATAGACATGATCAGTAACCAGTAACAAAGCAGATAAGATTTACCGCCGTAAGCCGCCCCGCCGTAGCCTACATAGTTTGTTTCCTGGTCCATCAGATAGCCCCAGGCAATAGACTGTTTTTGGCTGGGCTTAAAATTTATTTCTATGCCCCTGGGTTTTTCTTTATTCATGCGGCGAAGGTTCAGGGTATAGCATTTCAAATTTTATTTTGCCCGCCAGGTAATCAATAGTTGAAAAAAACGGCTGCGCTGTGTCCACTGTTAAACTTTCTTTACTGGATATCTTATAGTCTGTTACCTGGGCATGTGAAGCACTTAGCCGGTAGTAAACCCGCATAAAATTACCGTATAAAGATTTGCAAAGATACTCACGTGTGCGCCAATCATCGGGCAAGCTGCTATGATATGCATACCGGTTAATGATATGCGGTACATGGATATCATAAAAATAGCCATCCGGGTAAACGGATAGCACGTTATCTATGCGGGTTTTATATTTTCCTTTTTCTTTTCTTCCCTGTAG